AAAGCCATCCATATCCAACTCAACAGGCTTCTCCCAGTAGATGTGTAGATTGCTATAAGCAGATGTGCCATACAGCTGCCGAAGGCTATTGACTTCATTAGTATTTTTAAAGAAAGTGTCATGATTGCCTGCGATGATGTGTAGGTCTATACCTTCATCAGCACACACTTTCATGAAGTTCTCTTCGAGATTCTTGGCAGTAAGGAAGTTGATATACTTACGCCGATCAGTCACATCACCGAGGTGAAAGACTGTCTTGATACCTTGCTCTCGTAATGTCGGGAAGAACACTTCCTTATAGAACTTAATGAAGTAGTCAGCGAATGCAACGTTATCGCTTCTAGCTCCCCAGTGTGTGTCATTTATCACAGCAATCTTCATACTCTACTCCTCAATCTTGACTTCTGGGTCTAAGACAGCTTCGACCAGTGGCTCATCTTCAATGAACTTCTCTAATCCCTTCTTAGCTTTGACTTGCTGCTTCTTCTTATCATCCATACGCTTCTCATATGCCGTAACAAAGTCTGCCATATAGTCATTGTTTAGATCAATGAATCCACTGGTATCCGAAGATTCTTGTGTACTGTTATCATCATGCTCGACTGCATTACCAGATACGACTGAGTATTCGGTGACCTTGTGCTTGATGTACAACTGCTTCTTCTCTTTGTCGATACGGCGTAAGAACGCATACCAGATGATCTGGGTGAAGTATGCAAAGGGGTTACTAGACTTCTCTGGGTCAAAGTTACCTAGTGCTTGGATTGCGTTTTCTAGACCATCGCTGATCATCTCATCTTTATATGAGTAACCCGAGAAGTTGGGCTTTGATGCTAGACGGGTTGATATCTGAAAGATGCATTGACCGATGTAATTGGTGATCTGTGGCTTAGAATCACCTGAGTCCTCTGCCTCAACGCATAGCTTCTTGTATGCTACGATAGCTTCCAGGAACTCGGGGTTGTTTACGTAATTGCGCTTTGCTTTAGCCATGATGTACTGCCTCACTTGATTTATGATCCATTATACAACAGTTATGGGGCTGTGTCAATGCTTTTTTGTGATATTAATGTGATTATTTCGTAGAAAGTGCTTGACAGGTTTAGAGGGGTATGGTATAATGGTTCTATAGCATCACTAGTAATAGCTGTTGTTTAGTTAGAATCAATCTGGTTATTTCTTCGAAAGTGCTTGACAGCACAATCATTCTTCTGTATAATGTGCTTATCGCTTCTAATAATAATATCAATGTTTGATTGCATCACGAGACGCTATGATAGAAGCTAACATCTCTGACACTGCATCATCATCTTCGTACTCATCTCTAGACTTCTTAGTAGTAACTCCAGCCAATCTCTCCATAAACGACTCGTAGTACTCAATCGCTTTATCATTTGCTTCAGAGGTGTACAGTACGTCTTGCAGTAGTAATACAACATCAGTCTCAGCAGATAACAGCATCCAGCTCTTAGCAAAGAGACCATGCACTGGATGAATACGAATCTGGATTGGATTGTCGATATGAAGCATGTCAGTGTCTCTATCTAGCACACTGGCTACTAAGTCTTCCCCACTCTTCATCTTAATGTGAATCAACATAATCTACTCTATCCTTTGATGTTAACATTATATATACGATACTCAAACCCCTCATCATCGTATATGCTGACTCTTTCCATAAAGTGCTTAACTGCAAAGTTCTTCGTATTCTTCCATTGTAGATCATCAACTATGTCGTAAAGCGTAGCTTTACTGTTTCCCGTACTCTTACGCAGTACTCGTCCTATGGATTGTAAGTTCCGAATCTTCGACTTAGAAGGACTAGCAAAGATAATATTATCCAAGCGCTTAATGTTAACGCCAGTACTAAAGGTGCCATAACTAGCGAGAATGATATTATTATCACTAGACTCAGCCAGGTGACGCACCGATTCACGATCTTCAGCACTGATTGCACCGTGGATGAAATGAACGTTCTTACCCTCTTTCTGAAGCATAGGATGTA